GGTGAGGTCATGTGGCTGTATCTCGAAATGCTCTTCCGCGCCGTGGGCGATAATAGCATTGAGGAGCTAGCAAAAGGCCTCTCATTGACGGGCTGCTGGGCAAATGAGTTTGATACACTGCAAAAATCATTCTTTTCATTCATGTGGCCTCGGTGCGGGCGCTATCGTCCACCAGGCACACCCATCGGCGGTTGGTCTGGGTTCATTGGCGACTTCAATGCGCCTGATACTGATAACCATACGTATGATTTTTGTGTAAACAAGAACATCGGTCTTCCTGATGAAGATATGCAGCTTTACCAAAAGCGTTATGGCCCTAATTTTAGAGTATCATTTCACCGTCAACCTAGTGGCATGGCTCCGAATGCTGAAAACAAATCAAACCTGATTGATGGCTATTATGAGCGCTTACAAATAGGCATGACAGAACAACAAAAACGTCGTTTTATACATAATGAATTCGGCGCTGTGAGTAATGGCAATCCCGTTTATTCGCAATATCTTGACACACGACACTGTATTGATGGCGATATTTTGCCTATGCGCAGCCATCCAATTTATATCGGTTTGGATGGTGGTGGAACGCCTGCCGCGCTTTTTGCACAAAAAATAGAGCGGCAAGTCCGCGTTTTGCGTGAGGCGGTTGTATTTGAAACCGATGCTAAAAAAGCTCTGGCGCGTATGGGGCCAACTGAGTTTGGGGAATATTGTGGGAACCTATGGAATGACCATTATTCAGGTTATGAATTAGGCGGCGGTTGGGGCGATCCGTCATCTTGGTATGGCACAAGCGATCGGCACGAAGATGATTTGCTTTGGATCGAGAGTTTTGTGCGTGGATTTAATAAAATAGCGGTTGGCGTCACGTTAAAAATGAAGCCGGCCCCAGTTGTTGGCAATCGCATTCTCCCACGGCTAGAGGCCGTGCGCGATGTGCTGAAAGCGGTCAATGACAATCAGCCCGCTTATGTGATTTCGGGAAAAAATTGTCCGGTGCTGCGCAAAGGCTATAACAGCGGCTATGTCACCATCCGTGTACAATACTCGATCGGCGGTGGTGTCTGGAAGGACGAACCCCTTAAAAATGATTTCAGCCATGTGCATGATGCAAATCAGCACATTGTGCTTGGCTTGACGAAGGTCGAGGGGTGGGAAAGGCTACAAAATCATAGTCACCGGCACGCTGCCCCTTCTCATGTTTCATACTCAAAGCGCGTAAGCAGCTTGCAAAAGGGGGCACGGCGATAATGGCTTTTCTGGCACCTATTGGCGCGTTTTTGACCACTGCGACGGGTGCGGCGCTTGCCACAACGGCGGCGACGGTTGGCGCGACATTGCTTTCAAGGCCTAGTGGTCAGCCCCAGCAAGCCGCATTGCTCGCGCCAAATCGTAATGATGCGCTCGATCGCGCGGCGATGAACGATAATCTTGCCAACCGTACCGGAAGTTTGGCCAATCGTCGTACCCCATATGGCGGCGCTGAGGCTGATACTGGCCCAAAAACAAGCCTTTTGGGGCGAAGTTAAATAAATCAATGAAAGGACTGACCAATGCCATCTGCAAAAAACAATGAGATCAAAAGTGATGATGTCGCCATTAAGGCTGATAGCGAATTAAATCCGCAACCTGCGGCAAATGATGAGCCACTTCATTCTGAAAACGCCGTCGCTGATTTGAACCAAGACACTGATGCGGCAAAGAGTGTTGAAGAGGGTCCTGCAGCGGATGAGTCACTTAAAGCTGAAAATGAGACACTTAAGTCCGCTATTTCTGAACATGAAACCACCATCGCTCAGCTGCGCGCAGATTTAGCCGCTGCCCATGCCTCCGCGTCAGTTGCTGCGGTGGATGCTGCGCCTACTGCTAAAATATATGGGCATGTATTGGACTTACCCGATGAAATGACGGCGGCGAAAGCGGAAGACGTTGCCGCTCTACTCGCTGATGGTGGCAAACTGGAACTGGCGTTGACTGATGAAAGTGGCGTCGTTCAGCCATATCGCATCACGGTCGGTGGCGATGACGTCTTTCTCTTGTCATCGGTCAGTCCGCCCTCGGTCTTGTTTCTCTCGGCCTTGGAAATTGATCATGCGAATGCCGCTTGTGAAATCCGTTATGCGGTCTTGTGTAACCAAGGTGGCAATCCTCTTGCAGCGTGTCGTTTTGGTGCAATGCTGAAAGGTGGCGGTGGTTTCAGTGCCTTGTTGCCCGAGAAAACAATCAAATTTTGGCTCAGCGCATAGCGCTGACACCGATAGGAACAAGCTAAGATGTTTGACGGAAAATCAATTCTGGCACGCCAAGAGCGAATGGCAACGGGCGTAGCAAACATCAACGCTTTGCGTGCGGAATGCGCGCATTTTTTGCTCCCTCGCCAAGCAAAATTCAATTGCCTCGGTCATTATTCGAACCTCGTTTCACCAATGACTGAGGTGTTTGATGAATATGCGATGCAGAAATTCGACGAGGGCGTCTCTATCGCGATGGGACTGTCTAATCCACGCGGTCAAATCTGGCAGCGCTGGACGTTAGACGATGATGATTTGATGAAATCGCAAGCCAATCGTCTCTGGGTAGAACAAAAAAATAAAGTATTGCAGCAACTTCGCAATGATCCAAAGTCCGGTTTCACGCCGAATATGGGAGAGAGTTGGGCAAGTCTGCTGGCATTCGGCATGCAATCAACTTGGCTCGATATTAGGCGCAACATTATGCACCAGCCGATTGGCTTATCGTATCAGAATGAGTTTATCGGCGAAATATATCTTGAAGAAAATGCGGAAGGTGTGCCGCATCGCTCGCACCATAAATTCACGCTGACAGCCCGCCAAGCATGGGATAAATGGGGCGATGAAAGCCCCGAGATTGTCAAAGCGGCGATGCGGCGATTAAGCAGTGCGGGTGAAACTGAGCCCATCGAGTTCATACACGCGATTTATCCCAATCATGATTATGATCCTGATCGCCTCGATCATCTCGGCAAGCCTTGGCGCGGCTGTTTCGTGAGCGTTGTCGGCGAGGAATGCTTCAAGGAGGGCGGCTATGTTGCGCTTCCGCGCATTATTAGCCGTTTTATGCGTGGTCGCAATGGGCCTTATGGTCATTGCCCCGCGTTTCAAGTCCTTCCGTCGGTGAAGGACTGTGACAGCGTTCTTGTGGCCTTAATGGAAAGTGCTGAGCAAAAATCAGGGCCAACACTGCTCGCACATGACGATATGGCGGATAAAAAAATAAACTATGCGCCACGCGAAGTCATTCAAGGAGGCCTTGGCCCGCGTGGCGATGAGCGGCTTAAGCCGTTGCTGAATGCATCGGATAACCATGAAGCCAAAGAATTGTTAGAGCTGCGGCATTCTTACATTGATCGCGCCTTTTATGCGAACTTGTTGCAAATCAACCAAGATTTGAAATCCCATATCACCGATGCGCAAATTATGGAGCGCAAGGCAAATGCGGGTGTGTTGCTGACCCCGCTTTCAAATCAAGAGGATGAGTGGTTCTCGGCGATGCTTGACCGTGAACTCGCCCTCATGGATGAATTGGGGTTGATGGCCGATATGCCGCCCGCCATTGCCGAAGCACGGCAAGCGGGCGTGGGTCTGAAGGTGATTTATGATAATGGCGTCTCCCGTGCGCAAGAGGCCTCCGGTGTTGGTGCTTATTTTGATGCCGAACGTTTTTTAGCGCCGCGTTTTCAATATGATCCCGAAGCTTTGCAAGCTTGGAAACACAAATATCCCCCTGCGAAGTTGTTTGATTATCTGGGTCACGCGACAGGTATTCCGGTGGCAATTGAGGCCAGTGATGATGAGCGGGCAGCAGCAGCCCATGCCGATCAGCAAGCGGCACAATCGCAAAGCTTACTGGACGCAATCCCCAACATTGCCAAGTCAACGCGCGACTTAAGCGCAGCGATACCGCAACAGGTAGGAGGTGCACTCGGTGCCTGAGCTTCTCGCGCCTGATTATGGTGAAACGCCTGAATTGCTGGCCACGCGCAATGCCGTGCGGCGCAAGCGTGCTGCGTACATCCGTGTCCCTGATCTGAATAGGTTGCGTCGCGAGCGTGAGCTGCATGATGCGTATATCGAGCTTTTTTATGTTGATGGCGTCATCCGAAAAGCGGCGCAAATAGTGCTTGATGATCTGGCAGACAGCGCAGCGCTCGGCAAAGCTGCCGGTGGCGTAGAGCATGAAGAACTGCTGTTGCTTGAGGGCAAACGCCGCCTTTTATTCCATATATTGGCCTTTTTTAAGCGGCCAAATGATTAACCCTTAACCATAATGGAGCTTATATATGACTGAAGTTGCTAATCTTGCCCCGCCTGCAGCTGCGGCACCTGCTGCCGCGCCAGTCGCAGCGCCGACTGCCCAAGCGCAAAGTGCGCCTGCACCATTGTTGAACCGTGAAGAGCCAGCTGCCTCAGCCGCCACGGGTGAAACAACAAAAAGCTGGCTTGACGATCTGCCCGACGATTTGCGCGCCGATAAAACACTGCAGTTGTTTAAGGATAAAGGCGTTGATGAATTGGCGCGCGGTCTTGTTGAACGGCAAAAAATGTTGGGTGGCCGCGTTGAGCTGCCCAAAGCTGATGATCCTGATAGCTTCACCCGATTTGCTGCCGCAATTCGACCAGAGAAAGCAGAAAATTATCAAATTGAACTGCCAGAGGGACAAGATGCGACCTACGCTGATCATATGCGCAATGTGTTCTTTGACGCGGGCCTGCACCCCATCATGGCTGATAAAGTGGTGGCGGGCAACAATGCGTTTTGGCAGCTACACGCACAAGCTGCGGCTGAGGCAGGAGCAACAGCGCTTGACAATGTTAAAACCAGCATGGGTGCACAAGAGTTTGAAATTGCCCGTCAAGCGACAAACAATATGCTCAACCGAATTGGCGTCCCAATTTCGTTTGATACTGATCTTGAGCGCTTTGCCGGCGGCGCTGAAAACTCAATACGTATTCTGCTTGATTTGGGCCGCCGTTCGGGTGAGCTTGGTAAAGTTGATCCGATTGATATTCAGCTGTCTTTGGGGCAATTCTCGCCTGAGGCCGCGCAAAAAGAGCTTAATGCGGTGGCGAATGATCCCGTTCGAGCAAAAATACTGACTGGCCCCGATGGCGAAGAAAAGGCCGCGCTGCAAAGACGGATGTCCGTGTTGATTAATATCGTTGAAGCACATGCGAAAAAAGGGGGTTGACAGTTTATTTATTCTGAGCAATTTTGATGGTGCATGGCGATAACTGACGTTCTGTCATTTGATTATCGCCTGCCTTGTTTCGGATACTCAGCCTTGCGTTGACCCGATGCTTTCCTACCAAAGGGGTAGGCGTTCAAGCGACACGTAAGTCGCCAGCTGGGACCGGCGCTGCTGCCGATACTCCTGACGAAATTTTTGCAATCCGTAAAATTTTTGCCGGGAGAAAAATGATGGCAGACAATTGGCCCGAGGGCCTGACAACAGTTGGTTACGCACTTGCCGTAACCTCCGCGCTCACCGCACGACCAGGCAAGATCATCATGCCGTTTGGTGAACAAACAAAAATGTACATGGGCAATCGTGCCGAGGAAATTGAAGATCGCTTCGATGAAATTGTCCTGACCAAGCAACAAGGCCGTGGCGAGCGCACGCAGTTTAGTGACCTGAACTCGCAACGCCGGTGGCTACGCTATGAAATGCCTGCCGATACAGCGATGCTCCTTGAGCGTTTCGATCAGCAACAGTCGCAAGTTGATTTCAAACTTCCATCAGCAATGCAGATGTCGCGGGCTGTTGAGCGCTACCATGACAATCAGTTCTATGCTGGTTTTTACGGCAATGCGTGGATCGGCCCAGACGGCCCATCCCAAGCCGTGCCTTTCACAAACAATAACATCGTACCACATGGCGGAGTGGGCATTACGAAAGCCAAGTTGCAGGCATTGATGTATCAGTTGGACATTAACGATGTCGATACGGAAGCGGAAATGCCGATTTTGTGGATCGATCCGGCGGGCCGACAGGAACTGTTGAATATCCCTGAGTATATTAACAATCAGTTCACGCCCGGGCAGCCGTTGGTTCGTGGTGAAATCAACCCTTGGCTCGGGTTTCGCTTCATCCTGTATAATTTCTACAGCCCGCCTGTTTGGCGCGTGGCGCAGCAATGGATGCAGCCGGCACCAACGCAAATTGCGTTGCCGTGCACGGTTGCCTCAGGAATGCGGCGCGGTGTTTGGCAGCAATTCTACAATGATGAGCGGCCCAACCCAGAGCGTAAGCACAAATTGCAACGCTATGTGGAAGCCAATTCTGTGTTCACGCGTTGCGATGAAAAGAAGTGCTTCCAAATGGTCTGCACGGGCGGTGGTCGCGCGTAAGACAATCACAACAGTTGGGTGGGTTGAGGCTCACCCAACTTTATCGGAGTAAAAAAGATGGCAGACCGTTTCGGTAAATATTTTACGAATGTGCTTTCGGCTAACCGTGACAAGGCCGCGCCGGGCTCACGTTTCAACGCCACACCTCAAGTTCAAAATGAAGCCATTTTGCTTGATGATGCAAACGGCGCAACAGCGATTGGCACAACCATCGCGATCGGCTCATTGCGTATTGGTGATGTGCCGCGTCAATTCAGGGTCGCCTCCACGGTGATCATCGCGGGGCTTACCGCGTCGATCGGCACGAAGGCCGCTCCCACAAAATATGTCAATGCTCAGGCCGTTGCGGCGGCGGCGAATACATGGGTCGTATTTGATATTTTTGATAATCCTGAATTGGTTTTGAATGAAGAGCTTTACCTGACAACCGGCGGCGCTGCATTGCCGTTGGCCGCTAATCAAAAGCTCCTCACTGAAGTTCATTTTGCCGCCAATTAAACGAGCTTGTGAGTGCTTCATTGCCGGGTCTTAATCTCGGGTTGGACAATAAGCGACTTGCATTTTAGGGGCGCGGATGCGTGATGAAAGGGTTTGCTGATGGCTGAGATACTCCAATCGGACACCCGCATTGCCAACCGCGCCCTTATTCTACTGGGCACGGCGACGCGCGTTATTTCGGTTGATGATCCTTTGCCGCTCGGCCGCCAAATCAAAGACATTTGGTTTGAAAGCCGCCGCGCGGCAATCGTTTCGCATCCATGGAACTTTGCACTGTTTCGTAAGCTGCTCAATGCTTCCGGCAGTGCGCCCGCCTTCGGCTATGCGTATCAATATAAGCTGCCCGCCGAGGCACTCCGTTGGCTTCCGCCAGAGCGTGGCGATGATGACTTTTTTGAAGGCGAAGAAGAGGGTGGCTCCATCCTGAGCAATGCGCCTGCGCCGCTGAGTTTTCGCGGCATTCAAGATGTCGAAGATGTGGCACAATGGTCTGCTGGTTTTGTGTATTTCATGGCCTATCAGCTTGCGGCTGATCTGGCCGCGAGCGCGACACAGTTCAAAGATATGGCGCAGGAAATGGCGAATGAGCGTGAAAATGCACTGAGGGAGGCAAAGCGCATTGATGGTCAGTCATCGGGGTCAGCACTAAGCGAACGTCGGCCTCACACGAGCCGATGGGTAACGGCGCGGTTTAGCCGATTGCAGCCTTATCCGTATCGCACTTGCTAGATGTCCCGCGCGACACACCTTCAGGAAAACTTTACCGGTGGCGAAATATCGCCGTTTATGCTGGGCCGGATCAAGCATGAGATTTGGAACGTGTCAGCGTTGGAAGTGACCGGCTTTGTGCCCCGTCCACAAGGGCCGCTGGAGGCCTGCCCAGGATTTGAATATATCGCGACAGCACCCGGCCCGTGCACGCTGATCCCTTTCGAGCCCTATGTCACCCAAAGCCATCTTATTGAAGCTAGCGCTGGCCAATTCCGCTTTTATACCAATGATGTGCTGCTCAAAGTCGCTGGTGTGCCCGTCGTGCTGCCGCATCCTTACACTTATAATCAAGTTAAGACACTCGATTATAATCAGGATAACGATGTTCTGTATTTGTGGCATGGGGACATTCCGCCGCAGCAGTTGATCCGCTTAACTGCCACCAGTTTTCAAATGTCGCCATTTAATTTTGCGAATGGCCCCTTCGAAGATCGTAACGCCGATAAAACGCTTTTGGTCAATGTCGGCGCAACAACGGGTGACACCACGCTGACGGCTTCGCGCGCGATGTTTTTAGCGGGTGATGTCGGCGGTCAGTTTGAAATCGAATTTGTTGATCTGTCGGCCTATCGTCGCTGGGCACCATCGATGACGGTTACTCCCGGAATGCTGGTGGTCAGCATCAATGGCAATGTTTATCAGCACGTCGCAGGCACTATTACCGGGCCTGAAGCGCCAAAGCATTTGCGCGGTACGGAGTATGACGGCATTCAGGGCAATGATATTAACGCCAAAGGGCCGTATGGTTGCTCTTGGACACATTTGTTCAACGCGCTCGGTCGTATGAATATCACCGATTATGTCAGTCCGACGCAGGTTAAGGTCAGCATCACGCAGCAATGCTCCTCAACCAATACCAGCTATCGCTGGCGTTTTGGTGTTTTTAGCACGCGGCGGGGTTGGCCGGAACATGCCCGAATTATTTATAAAAGGCTTTGTGTGAGCAAAGGGGATACGCGGTATTTCAGCCAAATTGGGCTGTATAATGACTTTGATCGTTTCAACGAGCTTGGCGATATAAGCGATGATCAGGCGATTATCAGCCCGATGACGGATCCCAATCCCATTCAATGGCTGCATGCGGGGACAGACCTTTATACGGGTGGCGCGGCGGAAGAGGGGGTCTTGCGGCAAGCCTCAACCGCACGTGGCGTCGCTCCGGGCAATGTACGAAATCTGATCATCGGCAAACGCGGGTCTGCGGCTGTGCGCTCGATTGATTTGGAAGGTCGGCCTATCTTTGTGCAGCGCTCTGGGCGCAAAGTCTTGCGCATGATCGACACCAATTTTATTGATCGACTTGCCACCGAAGATATGACGCGTTACGCCGATCATATTGGCAATTCGCGGATTTTAGGTATCCGTTGGCAACGCGAGCCGCTTCCGCTTATGTGGGCCTATCGCGAGGATGGGTTGTTGGTTGGCTGTCTATGTATGCCGGAAGAAGCCCTTTTGGGCTGGTTCACACGTCCTCTCGGGGGTGGCTTGAAAACGCGCAGTATTTCCTCTGTGGCATCGCCAGATGCAAGCCGTGAGGATTTGTGGATCACAGCTGAAACACCGACGGGAAAGTGGTTTGTGCTGAAGCTTGCGCCGTTCCGTTATGCTGGGGAATATGACGAAAACGCGATTATGTGCGATGCGGCCCTTTCATACGATGGCCCGCCCGCCACCATTCTGAATGCGGTACATCTGGCGGGGCAAACGGTTGACGTGGTTGGCGATGGTGCGGCTTTGGGTTCATTCGTGGTGGCCGCGAATGGTGATATAAGCCTGCCCCATGCCGTCAGCAAAGCTATGGCGGGTTTTCCCTTTCCGGCGCGCTGGCGCTCACTTCCCGTCGAAGCTGGCGGCGATGATGGCCCCGCAATGTTCAAGCAAGGACAAACAAAAAAGCTCGCCCTAAGGGTGCAGAATAGCAGGGGGCTGCGCGTTCAAGTTGACAATGAGGTCAACACGGCGATCGATATTGAAAACCAGTTTACAGATAGCCCGCCAGATGAGGCGCTTCCCTTCATGACGCAAGATATTGTTCTTGACATGGTCGGCGCATATGACCGCCAGAATATCATTCAAATTGATCGGATGACGCCACAACAAACAACCATTTTGGCGATAATGCGTGAAGTTGATAAGGCTTCATTATGATCCGTATTGAGCCATTCCACAGTCACGATTTGCGTCATATTGTGGTGCAATCTGCGCAACAATCAGACTGGCCAGATACGGCCACACGTGCGGCGCGCGGTCAGATATTCGAGGCGCAGGAGCATGGCCGTACATTTTTTGATGCAGATTTGAACGTGATTGCCTGTTTTGGAATGGTGAAATCACACGCCGAGCATTATACCGTTTGGTCGGTTCTGTCGGCGCTTACGCTCTCGCAATTGCTTTTTGCGACACGCTGGGGCCGTGCTTATCTGAATGGCATACCTGCCCGTCGCATTGATACGTGTGTGCGTGCTTCCTTCGATAATGGACATCAATGGGTGCGGCTTTTGGGGTTTGAACCTGAAGGCGTGCAACGGGCTTTTTATGAAAATGGCGATGATATGCACGTTTACGTGCGTCGGTTAGGAATGGCGTTATGAGTGCGGGTATGATGCAAGGGTTGCAGCTTTTCGGCAGTACCGCTGGCCCGATTATCGGCGGGTTAGAACAGTCTTCTGCGCTCAATGCTTCGGCGGCGGCAGACAGGGCAAATGCCAATCGCACAATCTATCAGGGTGAACTCGATGCGTATCAGGTCGATCGAAACGCGCGCGCGGCTGTGGGACAAGGTTTGGCGCAGGCGGCGAGCGATGGCAATGCGGTGGGAACCGGCAGCATTGCCGATCTGGTTGAGCAATCTGCGATCAACCGCGAAATGGATATTGCCAATCTGCGCGTGACCGCTCAAGGCCATGCCAATGCTTATCTTGCCGCAGCGGCGGCCAAACGAACCGAGGCCAATGGGGCGCTCTTAAAGGGCTTTTTAGGCGGTGCGCTTGGTTATGCTTCGGCGCGTGCTGAGCAAATAAACAGCGCGAAAGTCTCGAAAGTTGATGCTGCCAATCGGGCCAGCAAAGCCGCCGGCCCCTTGGCGCGAAATGCACCTGTGGCCTCAGCCACATCCAATGCGCCATCATGGGGCGTGGTTCAACCGCGTTGGAACTCAACCGCATTGCCGGGATATTAGCTATGGCGGGTTCCGCATTTTATTCCAGTGCTGTCAATGCTCAAGTCGCGTCCGCCGTTGCCACTGGCGGTGCGTCACTGGGGCTTGGTGAGGATATTTCGGCATTAGGCCGCACGGCTGGTACGATCGCCAATCAAAACAATCAGGTCAATGACCATATCGCCGCCGTTAATGATGAAATTGCGCTGCGTGAGCAAAATCGTGCACGGCAAGCCACCGCGATTAACTTTGGGGTATCAGCGGCACAAACCCAAGCGGGCTGGGAAAGTTTCAAGGCTGATCATCATAATGATGCTGATTTTGAGCAAAAATATAACGATAAAGTCACCTCTGACACCCAAGCGCTGCGCGGAATGCTGGGCAATGACACACATCTGCTAGATCAATTTGATGAACATCTGGCGGCGATACAAAGCTCGGCGATCGCATCGGGGCATGTATATGCAGTGGGGTTGCGCGCTAAAAATCAGGCCGCTGATTGGGAGAATACGCAAGGTACACTAATCAATTTAAGTATGTCGCATCCTGAAAATGTGCTCAATAATATCGCCTTAGGCAACAGCGTGCTCGGCCAGCTCAACATTCCTGATGGATCGCGCGCGGCGGCTCAGCATAGCTTTGCTGCAACTCAACATGCCGCCGCGCTGAAGGGTTGGATTGCGCAAGGTCGCGCTGCACAGGTGGCGCAAGAGGTAGGCAGTGGCGCTTATGATCATGTCATTGAACCTGATGATCGTAAGATTATTTTGTCGCAAGCGAAAATTGCAATTGATAGTGCCACAACCGCTGCTGCTGCCGTTGTCGCTGGGCAGCAAAAAGACTTGAACGCGCAACTGTCTGCCGCTGAAATCACGGCGGAAGGTGGGGCTGATCCTGGGCAAGCACAGATTGATGCGATCCAAAAAGCAGCTGTGGCGCTCAAAGACCCAGTTGCGCTCGCCAAAATCACCAATTTGAACACGCAGGCGCATGTCAATCGTATCGGTGGGGCCTTACCTGAAACACAGCGATTGGCGATTGTGCAACAGCTGAACGATCTTAATACTGCAGGCAAGGCCACGCCTGAACAACAGCGCCAATTAAAAGATTGGCAGTCGTTTAACACGAATAAGCTGAAGGCCGATGTTGCCCCGCTGAAGCAGCTTTATGATCAAGGGTCTCAGGGCATTATGCAAGTGGTGCAACAATTGGATGCCCTGCCAGTGGCGGATCGTGTGCGCCGCGCCGAAGCGATTGATCATGGCTTTAGCGCGATTGCGCTGCTCCCGCCCGCAACGCGCGGCACAGCGATTATGGGCAAAGATTTATTGCCGGATATAAAGGGGCAGTTTGCGCATAAAGTGAACCAACAGATATTTTATTCTGGTCTTGGCCTCGCAACAAGCCAAGTCAATTTCACCGATCAAGAAGCCGTTGCCGATGCGATCTACGCTTACCATGCGCATAAAAATGGCGTCACGACTTTTGATCCAAAGCTCTACCAGGAGGCACGGAACGAGGCGCTCGGTGGTCAAAAAATTAATGGCGTTTGGCACGGTGGCGCTGGCCTGTATAATGGCAATGCCGTCATTTTACCGCCGCATATGACGGCGGCTGATTTCAGCCATACGCTGGATTATAAGCAGAGTTTCGATGGTGCTTTGATCGCAGACAGTCATGGTGGTCTGCAAAGTGCGCGGCTTGTGAATGGCGGTTACATCAGCAAAACAGAGGCGCTCACTCATTATATTCCAACCTATATGGGTCATGACCCAGACAGTGGAGCCACAGTCTATGGGTGGCGCAGCAAAGAAGGTGGCTATCTGAAAAAGCATGATGGAACCGATTTTCACAGCTTTGTGAGTCCATAATGGGCTATCCGCTTTTTCAAGACAGTCTGAACCAAGCGCAGGCGGCACCTCCCGCGCAACAAGCGGCTCCAAGCTTTGGTGAGTCGCTCTCTTCCAGCTTCAATCTGAGTGCAGATGATAGCGGCTGGAATGGCGAGTCAGCGAAGCTGCAGGCGGCACAATCGATCATTGATGCCCTGCCCGCTGAAGCAAAAAAAACGATGTGGCTGGGGTCGCGTCAGCTCGTTGATACCAATTCGGGCGGCACAGATCGTTTGAATGGGGCTTATGCCGCGCTCACCGCGTACCGCCAATTACACCCCGCGTTTCTGCCAGAAGCGGGTAAAAGCCAAACCGAATATGAAGCTGGATTGATCAGCAAGCAAGCGGCTACGCATGCGCAAAACAAAGATATTGCCGCTCGTAGTGGCTGGCTGCCAAACTTCCTCGGTGGTGCTGCGGGAATGATGACGGATCCAAAACAAGCGGCAGGAATGATCCTCTCGGGTGGCATAGGAGGTTTTGCTGAAACGGGCTTGGTGGGTTTTGGCAAGTTTGCGGCGCGTGAAGCGCTGGTGAATGGGGCTTTGGCCGCCGTCTCGACGCCAGATAAAATGACAAACCGTGCGGCTTTGGGTGATCCGATGTCGGCGCGCGATGCGCTGGGCGAGATTGGCATGGCTGCAGCGGGTGGCGCAGTTCTAGGTGCAGCTGGCAAATATGTTGTCGCACCCGTGGCACATGGGGCACTAGAAGCGGCGCTCTCCAAAATCATTCCGCTGCTGCCCGAAGCACTGCGCCCAAACATCAAGACTCTGGCCGATATTCCTGATGCTGATTTGGCCGATGCGGTGGAACATCTCACGCATCCTGATGACATGACGCCAAATCTGGCGGCGGCGCTGTCGGTCACGCGCACGCATGCCGCGCTTGATGCGATCAATCCCTATCGGCCCGATGCGGCGGGGATGGCCACCCATGCGAGTGAGCTGCAAGCGGCGATGGATCGAATCATGACCCGTGCGCCCATTCAACAATCGGTGCCCTATGCCACCTCACCAGCTTTCAGGCCGCGTAGTGCTGATCTAAGCGGGGGCACGGCGCTATCCTCGGGAAATGTAGGGGCGGCGCAAACCTTCAAAGCGATGATAGGTCATGCTGAGAATGCAAGTGGCAGCAACTCTGCCCGCTCTATTTACGAAGGGAAGGTTCTGTCCTCGGCTCTGGGTCGTTATCAGTTTCTTACAGGAACGTGGGATCGGCTTTATCGCAATCATTTTGGTGATCAAGACCTCAGCCCCAGTGAAATTGCGGCTAAACGCACTGATCCTAATTTACAAGAAACATTGATGAATGACCTCATCGCGCAAAACACACATGCCTTGCAACAAATTGGTGCACCGGTGACGGCTGGCAATCTGTATCTTGCGCATTTTGCCGGTGGTGGTGGCGCGCGCAAAGTCCTTTCGGCTGATCCCGCTATGGCGCTAAGTTCGATCATGAGCGGGCGCGCGATGAACGCCAATCGCTTTATTAAATATGAGGGCAAGCCGTTTGCTCAATTCACCGCGCAAGACCTGATCGACTGGGCCGCGCATAAAATGGGTGGCCCTCGGCCTGCACCGCATGTTGGCGGTGTGGCACTGCCTGACGCTGGCGACGACGTGATTGCAGGGTTGAACCGTGATAAGATGGCGCTTGATACGGCACAAGCCAATCTCGATGCCGCCGCGCCAGCGAGCAAGCCGCTCGTTGAGCCAGAAATCAGCGATTATGTAGACAAATATTTACGCGGCGAAGGGCGCGGCGATACGCCCGCTGATCTGCACATGCAACAGTTTGCCAACAATAATGCCGATGCGATTGAAGCGGAGCTCAACCGCCGTCAAATCCTGCCGCTCCCCGTGCATGACGGTGAGACGATCCCTATTTTGAAAACGCCGATTGAGCAGCAACAGCGTTCTGCCGCTGCACCTGCGCCGATAGCTTCGGGTTTGTCGCAAGTGCTGACGCCCACAGGTCGCGTGGTGGACACCCAATTTCAGGTGCATGAAGCCAGCCATCTGATCGGCTCCGATCATCCGCAATATGATCAAAGTCTGCAACCGCGTGATCGGTCGGGTCGTGGACTTTCTGATGTGCAAGTGGCCACGATTGCGGGCAATCTTGATCCAGCCCAATTGCATAACAGTCGGCTCGCCAGTCAAGGCGCGCCGATTATCGGGCCTGAAGGCATGGTCGAAAGCGGTAATGGACGGGTGGCAGCGATCCGTCGCGCCTATGCGATGCACCCGCAAAATGCCGCCGCTTATCGTGCGATGATCGAGGCCCAAGGGCACAGCATCCAAGGGTTCAAAGAGCCTGTATTGGTGCGTCAACGGCTCACCGATATGACGCCCGTCGAGCGCCAAGCATGGACGCGCGAGGCCAATATGCGCGACACTATGGCCTTTTCGAGCACCGAACAAGCGAAGGCCGATGCTGCCGCGTTGCACGATGAAACGCTTGCACATTATCAAGGGGGTCTGCCTTCTGAAGCGCGTAATCGTGAATTCGCACGCCGCTTTATGGAAGATGCTGTTGCCCCCGCTGATCGCAATGCGATGGTCGCTAAAAATGGCGCGCTCAGTGCGGATGGTGTCAGGCGTATTCGATCAGCTTTGTTGGTGAAGGCTTACGGCGATGAAACAAGCCTGATCAGTCGGGTTGTTGAAGATACTGATACCAACATCAAAGCGATTGGCGATGCATTGATGAATGCCGCCCCCGCGATGGCACAGCTGCGCGCGGCAATCGCGCGCGGTGATGTACCTCATGAAATGGATATTTCGGCACATATCGGAGATATGGCCGCACTCATCTCACATGCCCGCGATGAAGGGGTCTCGATCGCGAATATGCTTGATCAGGCTGATGCCTTTGCGCCACCGGTTGATCCGATGGTGCGCGCATGGGTGCGTATGGCCTATGATCAATCGCTCACCAAAGCGCGGGCGGGCAGTAAATTGTCACAAGCCTTGCAATATTATGCCGAAGAAGCTAAGAAAGTGCAGTCGGGCCCTGGTCTTTTTGGTGATGCAATCGCGTCCACTCGGCCAGAGGATTTAACAGATGCAGCCTTCGCCAAAATCTCAGACCCCAACGGCCCTAAACCAGACAGTCTCTTTGACCCCAGCCAGCCGCGCCCGAGTCGCGATGGTGGCGGCGATCCGGCAGGTGGCGGCAGAAACGCCGAAGCAGCCCGATCTGCCAGCGATAGCGGATCAACTGGAAATGGCGCACAACCGCCCGCACAGCCCTTAAGCGCACAGGCGCAAGCGCGACTGAAAGAATTCAGTGATCCTGTGGTGCAACCAGCGGCGGCGACGGCGCAAGCTGACAGCGTGTTACACGATCTGCAGTTGCACCTTGCCGCGAATCCCGCTGCTTTGGTGCAATTGGGTGATGGTGATCCAATCACACTGGCGGCGTTTTTGGACAGCCTGAAGCAGGATGAAGCTGCGCTCAACGCCATCGCACACTGCATGACGCCAGAGGGAGGTCTCGTGTGAGCCTATCAGAATGTATCGTCGGCCTTGTGGCCGAACAGAAAATCCCGAAAGCCAAGGGCGAGGAAGCCGAGCAGCTTTACAGCCGCTATTTCAACCGTTTGAAGCATGACAAGTCGATGATGGCAGCGGCAGACGAAGCCAGTCAATTGACCATCGCCAAGCTCAAAGCCGATGCCGCCAACACGCGGCGGGCGCAACTGTTGCAAGCGAAAGCTGGGGTGACCTTGATCGAGGACATGAAATCCTTTCGCGGTGGCATGGCGCGCGGTGGCCAAGCGCCGCAAACGCACTTAGAGCCTGATGCCGCGCGGGCGCTCGCAACCAATGATGATCGGGCGCGGTATATGTATCTCGAAGGTCAAAAACTGGCGCTTCATGCGCAAGACAATGCCTTACTCGATAAGGTATTGGTTGAAAATCGAGCCACGCTCACCGGACGGATGCGCAACCCTGCGCTGGAGAAGGATATTCTTTTTGAGGCCTATGGCCGTGACACCGGCAATCTCAATGCCAAAGAGATGGCCGCAGTTCTGCAGAATGTGGCTGAGATTAAACGCCAGCGCTTCAACGAGGCTGGCGGCCATATTGGCAAGCGCGATGATTGGCATTGGGTGCAAAAACATGGCGAAGACCCGATTGCCAAAGCCGGTTATGATCAATGGCACGCCGATGTCACCAGCGATGCGCTGACTGGACGGCCCTTGCTTAAAGCCGAAGCGATGTTGAGCGATGAAACGGGGTTGCCCCTTCTCCCTGATGAACTCGAACCCATCTTACGCAAAATGTATCAGGATGTGACCACGGGTGGCCGCGCGAACATGAATATCGGCGGCATTAATGGCAAAGCGCTTTATAACAGCCATGCGGAAGCGCGTTTCTTTGTGTTTAACGGGCCGGAAGAGCATTGGGCCTATATGCAGAAATATGGTGGCGCTGGTGCTGTCGAGTCGATGCTGCATCATTTTGAGCGCATGGATACGGTGACGGCGGCGATGCAGCGTTATGGCCCCAATCCTCCTGCCAACATCAAATTGGTGAGCGACACGATGATCCAAGAGGCCGCGCAGCAAACCGGCTTTGCGCCGCGTGTTCCGCCGCAACGCAAGACACTTGATCCGCGCCGGATCAGCGATCAATTTGCCAATACTCAAGCCGATAGAGCTTATGCCGCGAGCCGCTACCTTAAGGACACGTATGAGGTCTATATGGGGTCGCATCAAAATATGATCCCCGTAAATGCCAAAATTGCGCAGGTCTTTCAGGTGGAGCGCAATTTTGAAGTGGCAACAAAACTGGGCAGCGCGTTTTGGTCGGCGATGGGTGGCGATATGGCCACACAGCTGATTGTGCGTAAATTCAATGGCCTGCCAGTAAAAGGGTTGATGACGGATTATTTTCGCATGATGGCCCCCACCGCTGACAGCCTTGAAATGCGCCAATCATTGATCCGGCAAGGCGCGATCGGTGAGGATTGGCAGCACAGCACCATTCAAGCCACGCGTGCAATGCTGGAAGATTATAGCGGCGAAAAAACCAAGCGCTTGGCTGAAACCACCATGCGTGGATCGGTCATGTTGCGGCACACTGATGTGAACCGTCAGAGTTTCTTAAAATCCTTCACGGCGGCGCTGACCGACAATCGGCTCTCCACCTATGAGCAACTCCCTGGCTTCTATAGGCGGATGCTTGATCGCAACGGCATTGATGCGCCCAACTGGGACAAAATCCGCGCAACACCCTTGACGGCAGAGCGCGGCACGATGTGGCTTTCACCGGTGCATGTCGAAGAGCAGGGGCTACGCGATGCGCTGTTGCGCGCGGCGCACAATGAAAAGCGTTTTTCAGTGCCTGAGCCCGGCCTTCGCACCCGCACGCAGTTGATAACCCTAGCGCCAAGCGGAAACTATGGCGGTGAAATGATCAAAGGCAGTTTGCTGTTCAAAAGCTTTGGGCTGGAGGTGCTCAATTCGCATTATCGCCGCGCGTTGCAGATGGAAAATGGCTGGCACGCGGCGGGCTATGCGGCCACGGTGTCCGCAGCGTTGATCACCTCGCAATATTTTATCGACCAAATCAAAAATATACTTCTTGGGAAAGACCCCGAACCACCAAATGCGCACTCGCTTGGGTCTGCAATCGCATCCAGCGGCAGCGCCGGTATTTTGACTGATCTCGTCGCCGCAGGGTCTGGCAACACAATGCAGGGGGGCACGGCAAGATATGTCGCAGGGCCGCTCGGATCGACGGCGGCAGATATACTGTCCGCAACGGCGGGCAATGCTTACCACGCCTATAATGATGAACCCACGCATTTTGCGACTGATGCCACCAAAGCCCTAAAAACCGATGTGCCCGTCGCCAGCTCGCTCTGGTATATCAAGCCCATTTGGAATCATCTTGTGGTGCAAGCCTTTGACGGGATGGTCAATCCCAATCATGATCGGCACGTGGCCTCAATGATCCGCAATGCAGAAAAGCAGAAAAGCCCCTATTATTGGAACCCCGATGAAGCCTTGCCACATCGCGCGCCTGATTTTAGCAATGCGCTGCCGCATGATGCGCCTGACTTGGCCCCCGAATAAGCTTGACGTTTTTATTCAGATAGCTTAAACGCATGTTGTCTGGGGACTCTCCAATCCGTCCCAGCTTTGATGCATCTGCATATCGCGGTGCTTCATCGGGGTGTTGGAATGACTGTTCAGAATGCAATCACGGCACATAGCTATAGTCCAGGCGCGGCGATGCTTTCAGAGTCGCTTGCGCCGATGGTGTTTCTTGATGCCGCTGATCTTGTTGTCACGGATCCCTTAAATGTGGTGCAAACGCTCGGCACCGATTATCGCATTACTGGCAACGGACGCACAGGGAATGGCTCAATCCAAACCCTGCGCGCTTATCCTCTGGGTGTGATCCTGACGATCAATCGCAAAACGTCGAATGTGCAATTGGCCGCGACGCCGCCGCACCAACCACTGCCAGCGGCGGCGCTGGAACGTGAGCTGGATCGTCGCGCATTGATTTCTGCCGAACAAGGTGCGCGCTTGGATCGTACGCTCTCGGTGCCCATTGGGGCTGCTGCGCCGCCGCTGGCAGTGGTTGGT